CATACACCGGTGGACGTGCCAGACAGGTCACGGAAGACTCTGCGAGTAATATCCCCGCTTGCAGGTTCGACTCCGATCGCTGCATTAAGTGTTGACGTCAGAGTGTCCTTTGTTGAGAACATTATCCGACGGTGCCACCACTGGACAGACGTGTTGGGAACTAGTCTGTAGGTCTCGGCTACGCCTGTGACGTAGGTGCGGGTAGCGGTTCTCCTGGCGGCGTACGAGTAATTGCTGGGCTGAAGCCACCGGTGGCTGAGGTTGGCGACGGTCACATGGACCCGCTGGTTGGACTGGTTGCCTGTGTCCTGGCGGACAGTGAAAGCCTGCCCAATTTGTGGCTGCACTGTAGGGTCCGGGTTCGTACCAGCAGAGGCAGCGGAAAGCATCGTGTCTCGTTTCTTTTTGGCCATCATCTTGATCATAGATCGTTTGGATGCAGGCCGTTTGCGGGTGTAGCGTCGCGTTTTCGCGGTGTAGCGAGAGGGCCGTGCGGAAGACCGGCGTTTGGGTCCGGACCTTCCGTAAGTCCGACGGCTTTTGCGGCGGTATCGGGAGTAAGCCATTGTGCGATGTCATTGATTTGAAATCAAGTGAGGAGGATACGGGTATTTATAGTTGGGGTGTACCCGTACCCTGGGCTATAATATTAGTTTGCCCAGGGTCCTCGAGGGTACAGTCACATGTCTTCTTTCACAGTCAAAGCTCGTTATGTCCTCCTCACGTATGCGCAGTCTGGCGACCTATCTGAGTGGTCCGTTCTCGAGCATATCAGCAGCCTTGGAGCTGAGTGCATCATTGGGAGAGAAGATCACGCTGTTGAAGGTACTCACCTCCATGTTTTCTGCGATTTCGGACGAAAATTCCAATCACGACGACTTGACATTTTTGATGTCGAGGGCCGCCACCCAAACGTTGTGCCATCTCGAGGTCGTGCAGAGTTCGGTTGGGACTATGCAGTCAAGGATGGAAATGTTGTTGCAGGCGGGTTGGCAAGGCCGGGCTCAGGTGGACTTCCTTCGACTCCGAATAAGTGGAGCCAAATTGTCGGCGCAGAAAGTCGCGACGAGTTTCTCCGACTTGTACAAGAACTGGACCCAAAGTCTTTCGTCCTCCGACACCGGGAACTTCTCGACTACGCCGACCGATACTACTCCGAGGAGCGAGAGCCATATGTGGGTCCCGATGGTATCCAATTTGAGCTTGGAATGGTACCTGAGTTGGCTGAATGGAGAGGAGAGTCTCTTGGAAATGATCCAATAGAAGGTATGTGTATCTTGACCGTCGCTCTGGAGGGGGGTGCGCCGCGTCCCGCGGGTCGCTAAGGCTCCGGTCCCCCCCTCCTACGCTCGAGGTCGCTTTTTTTTCTACATCTCTATTAGGGGTTGAGATGATATGTTCATTGATGACTAAGTGCTGACTAAGCAGGCAGAAGCAAGAGTCTTGTACTCTATGGTGCATCACGATTGGGAAAGACACTCTGGGCTAGATCTCTGGGACCCCATGTCTACATCATGGGAATCCTCTCTGGAGCAGTCATCCTTCGAGACGCTCCTGACGCAGAATATGCTGTGTTCGATGACATGCGAGGAGGGATCGCCATGTTCCCATCTTTCAAAGAGTGGTTGGGTGGGCAGGCCGTGGTCTCTGTCAAAAAACTCTATCGGGATCCCGTTCAGATGAAATGGGGCAAGCCTTGCATCTGGTTGGCTAATTCTGACCCTAGGGATCAGCTTAAGGCAGACATCACGGATCACACGGCAAAGGGGAGGATCGATTTGATTTATGAGGACATCGCTTGGTTGGAAGCAAATTGTACATTCGTTGAGCTCAAGGAGCCTATTTTTCGTTCCAATAGTACGTAGTGTTCGACGTAATCGTCATCTCATCCGTAGCTTCCGTAGGGGCTGGGCAATGAAAGAAGTCTGCGACAAATATATTGCCAACACCAATCTTGCTGTCGACAGAGAAAGGTGACACATCTACGGCCGTGCCATTCTCTTCGTCATTGTACTGAAGGGTCTTACCGATGCGAGTATAGTGCTTGACGATCTTCGCTCGGGATGAGTCATTGCCGGAGCTAATGTTCGTAAATCGGTCCGAATGGATATTGACGCGAGACCGGTCAACGGGGGCCTTCATAGGGTCCTGCCAGTCAACACCTATGGTGCCCTTAAACAAGAGACCAATGAGAGTGACGGCGAGTTCTTGCCATACACCGGTGGACGTGCCAGACAGGTCACGGAAGACTCTGCGAGTAATATCCCCGCTTGCAGGTTCGACTCCGATCGCTGCATTAAGTGTTGACGTCAGAGTGTCCTTTGTTGAGAACA